GTCATGAAGACGGAAGACTATAGAGAGTTTGGTTTGAAAGTTGGTATACCTATTAAGATGTCGTTTCATTCAGAAAACGATGGGGTGTTTAATTCTGACAATGAATATTTACGATTGATTAATAAAGCCCGCGTCACGGAACGGGATTTGATGGATGTGTACGATGATAACAATCACACTTTAGATGTTGAACGTGACACATTATTCTTAATAAATCAAGAACTTACACGTTTTAAACAAGAGAAAGGTATGATAGATTATGACGATATGTTGGAGAACTTTACAACACAAGATGTCAGCCCAAGCTTTGATGTCCTCTTTATCGACGAAGCACAAGATCTATCTCCACTGCAATGGAAAATGGTCAGAGGTATGTGGGCCAAGTCTGGAAAAACTTACATTGCTGGAGATGATGACCAAGCAATCTTTAAGTGGGCCGGCGCCGATGTTGATCATTTCATTGCCCTTCGGGAAACTGTTGACGCCATTGAAGTTTTAGATCAATCGTATCGTATACCAGGTGGACCGATACATGAGTTATCACAAAAACTTATTGCTAAGGTAGAGAACCGCTATGATAAAGAATATAAACCACGGGATGAAATAGGTAGGTTGCATCGCTACGCTGACATTGCACAAGTAGACATGTCACAAGGTCAATGGTTAGTCTTATCTCAAGCCCATCATTTTTTAGATCCGGTAATGGATTTGTGTCAGCAGCAAGGTTGGTATTTTTCTTACAAGGGTAAACCCTCAGTGGCAAAAAACTTATTAGCCGCGATATATGGTTGGGAAAAATTGCGTAAGGGTGAGTTCTTAAATGTCGTAGAATTAAAAAACATGTATTATTATCTTGGTGACAATGTCACTAAAGGTTATCGCACCGCTAAAACTTTTGATGTAGATGTAAAATATAATCTAGAAACATGTATCGCGGATCACGGATTACAAATTGATAAACCTTGGTTTGATTCTTTTGATGGGATTGGTGCCAAGCTAGAGATCTATATAAGAAACATGCTAGCACAAAAAGAAAATATTTTTAGAGAACCAAGAATTATATTATCAACCATACACGGCGCCAAAGGAGGCGAAGCTGACAATGTTTTACTATTTCCTGATATTACTAAATCTGCTTTGGATCACCACGATCGTGATGCAGATGAATTGCATAGATTGTTTTATGTAGCAGTCACTCGTGCCAAGAAAGCATTATATATTATAGAACCAAAAAATTATGAAAGAGCATATCTATTATGAAAAATAAATACGGCATACCTGAGTTTACCAAAGAAGGTTATTTTAAAACTAAAGAAGAAAAATATGATCCGGTAAATTATCCAGCACACTACAACAAAGGTGGGGTGCAATGTATTGATGCAATTAAATCAATGCAAGGTGACGGTTTTAAATATTATCTACAAGGCAGTGCAGTCAAATATATCTGGCGGCACGAACATAAAGGCAAACCTATTGAGGATCTAGATAAAGCTATTTGGTTTATCAATAAATTAAAAGAGGAATACAAATGAGACCATTACAAGTACCAATGTTTACGCCGGAAACCGAATGGATTCCACCAACGCATTTACCAGATTTAAAAGATCATAAAGAAATAGCCATAGATTTAGAGACTAGAGACCCAGGCTTAAAGCATAGTGGCTCAGGCTCAGTCAATGGCAATGGTGAAGTGGTCGGGATAGCGGTAGCAGTTGAAGGTTGGTCCGGGTATTTTCCAATAGCGCACGAAGGCGGAGGCAACATGGACCGAGCATTAGTTTTAGATTGGTTTGAAGAAGTTTTGCATACAGATGCAACAAAAATATTTCACAATGCAATGTATGATGTGTCTTGGATACGTTCTATGGGTTTTTATATTCGTGGTGGTATCATTGATACTTTAATTGCCGCATCTTTAATTGACGAAAACCGTTGGGGTTATGCCCTTAACACCCTCGGTAAACAATATGTAGGCATGGGTAAGAACGAAAAGATTTTACAAGAAGCCGCCAAAGCTTGGGGTGTAGATCCTAAAGCTGAGATGTGGCGACTACCCGCACCATTAGTAGGTGAGTATGCCGAACAAGATGCTGTGGTGACCTTAAAGTTATGGCACGCATTACAACACGAGATTAGTAAACAGGACTTATGGGACGTGTTTAATCTCGAGACAAACTTATTCCCTTGTTTAATAGATATGAAGTTCAAAGGCGTTCGTGTTAACGTTGAGCAAGCCAACATCCTTAAACAAGAATTGATCAAAGAGGAAAAAGATATCTATAAGGGGATACAAAAACTAGTTGGTTTTGATGTTGAGATATGGGCGGCAGCGTCCATAGCGAAAGCCTTTGATAAAGTTAAATTACCGTACGATAGAACGGAGAAAGGTGCGCCAAGTTTTACCAAAAACTTTTTATCAACGCACCCTCACGATTTGCCGAAAGCAATTGCGCATGCGCGTGAAATAAACAAAGCGCATACAACTTTTATTGACACTATTATTAAGCATGAACACAAAGGTCGTATCCATGCTGATATCAACCAGATCCGGTCGGACGATGGGGGAACTGTAACCGGTCGTTTTAGTTATAGTAACCCCAACCTACAACAGATCCCAGCGCGGAATAAAGATCTAGGACCAAAGATTAGAGCGTTGTTTGTACCAGAAAAGAATCATACTTGGGGTTGTTTTGATTATTCACAACAAGAGCCAAGAATTGTGGTGCACTTTGCATCACTGTTAAAGCTAGAAGGTTCACAAACTATTGTTGATCAGTACAATGCTGGGGAAGCTGACTTTCACCAGATGATTGCAGACATGGCCGGCATCGAACGGAAACAAGCCAAGACCATTAACTTAGGTTTAATGTATGGCATGGGTAAAAACAAATTGATGGCGGAGTTAGGCTTACTAAAAGAAGCCGCAGAAGATTTGATTCGTACCTACCATCAGAAAGCACCATTTGTTAAAATGTTATCTGAGCAAGTATCACGGCGCGCTGATGATAGCGGTAAAATTAGAACGATAGGTGGACGCTTATGTCATTTTGATTTGTGGGAGCCACATGGTTTTGGGATTAAGAAACCATTGCCACATGCAGATGCGTTAAGGGAACATGGCCCGGGCATTAAACGTGCATTTACCTACAAAGCTTTAAACAAACTGGTTCAAGGTAGTGCTGCAGATATGACAAAACAATCTATGTTGGCTTTATACCAAGAAGGTATCATACCGCATATACAAGTACATGATGAACTTGACATATCAGTAGAGTCACCAGAACAAGCAGAAAAAATAATTAATATTATGGAAGCAGCAGTTGAGTTAAGGGTACCTAACAAAGTAGACTTTGAAGAAGGTACTAATTGGGGAGATATACACTAAAGTAATGCCGGATACTAAGAAATAGCATCCGACATATGAAGGTGAGAAGATAGTTTATAATAAATTATAATAAACTCTTGTCAAATGAAATAAAATGACTATATTATCCCATAGTATAACACAAAAAAGAAGGAATAAATAATGCCAGATATAAGTAAATTTAAATCAGTATCAGTATCCGTGGATACTCATAACCAATTGGAATCATTAGCTAAAAAACGTTTTGAAGTGCCGGTAAGCATACAAAAAGTTATTGAATTCATGTTGATTAAAGAAACTAAAAAGAAAAATGGAAAACGTGCCAAAGCTAGTTGAAACAATATGCCCACGCTGTGATGGCAACGGTTTTATTAAAATTGCACCAGTAATTGCAACTGTTGGTGATGGTGGTAAAGAAATAGATTGCCCACAATGTGAGGTTGAATTTTTACATATGGGTAAGAAAGTAACTACACATAGTGGTTATGTATTTCTACCAATAGAAGACACAAGAAAGAACGTAGAAGGTGGTAGAGAATCAAAAATTAAATGGTCAGGGGAAACCTTGCCGGAAGTAGGTAAAGAGTGATGCCACTAAACCCGGAGGATGAGTACGGATGGTAATAGCAATTAAACGCATTAACAATTGTCGAGACATGTTTACACAAGCAACTTGTCCACGCATGCGCACAATGTGGAAACGTAATTATGAAATATTAATGAAAAACTATTGGGAGAACGTAAGTGGAAGAATACTCACCGCCGCTGGGCAAGTACATTAACACAGCTTTATTGCTGATTGTCTGGTATTTTTGTTTAGCACTTTTGGTTGTAAATATTCGATATATAGGTAAACTAAACCATACTATAGATACGATGTGGCACGAAATTGAACAGGTGAAAGATACTAATATTAAACTGTGGCAATTTATCGAGGAACACGAAAATGATTTTAAATAAGGAAGATA